TTTTTACATTTATCTGATTATAAATAGTATGGAATAATAAAAGGAGAAATAATGAAAAAACTTCTAGGAATATTGTTATTTGTGACAGCACTATTTGGTGCTGAAGCTGATGTTAAACCATTTGTATATGATGGTGTTTCTGACCAGCAAGCTCAATATGAGTATATGCTTAAATATAAATTGTATGGTTATGAATATCTTAAAATTGGTCAGAATGATACCATTCCTGATAAATCTGGTTGGAATGGTTCTGCTATCAAGGTAGAAATGAAACATGCTGTTGTTTTGGGTGGTCCTATTTTGACTGCCGGTCCAGTAGATGTTGGTAATGGAGACCAATTTACAGGTCCTGTTCGTGGTACTACATTCAGTATGGGTAATGACAATAATTCTACCTTTGCCGGTAAATGGTGTTTTGAAACTCCACTTTCAACAGATGTTCAAAACATTATAAAGCGCAGTGAAGGTACTGTATCTTGTGATTCTGTCCCAGTTGCACCTGTTGGTATGAAAATGCCGACAATAGAATTTCCTGATACTACAAAGATTAATATAACTGTTGGTGATAGAGGTAAAGAATATGTTGAAATTCCTGATGTTCCAACTTATGATTTGTATGTAAATTCTATTAGAACAGGAACTGAAGATACCCTTTATTTTAGAATGAAAAATAAAGGAACTTTGACAAGAGTATTTGTCAAAGAAGATATTTCATTTGGAAACCATACCGTTGTTCAAGTAGTTTATGCTTCGCCAGCTGGTGATACTGTTATTACACAAGATAAATTCCGTGGTAATTTGCTCTTCTATACACAGGAAGATTTTAACATTCGTAATACTGACTATTCATATTTACAAGGAACATATATTTCTAAAAAGAAAATTAACCTTATTAGTAATATCAATTTTGCTGGTCAGTTGCTTGCTAATGAACTTGAAATCGGTGATAACTTTAGTGGAAAGAACTTCCGTTTCGTAAAATTTAATCCAGATACTATTAATGTAAACTTGGAACAGTATGGTGGATTAATGGAAAATGATAGTACAGTTATTCTTCCAATAGAATTGTCTGATACAACTGATATTGATGTATATTTCGCATATTGCTTTAATTTGAAAGATGGTGTAGATACATCTGACTTCAATATTCCACCAACATTTCCTATTTGTGGATTTGATACTGTTTCAGCAGTAATTTCTGTCGGTAATAAAATACCAAGTATTCCAATACAAATTAATGTTAAAAAAGATACTTTGGCTGATGAAAATGAATACTTGATTATGCACATTGACAGTATATCAGGTGCTATTCTTCCAAATGGTGAAACTCAAGGTGATTTAAAGATTAAAATTATTGATTATGATTACAAAAAATACTTTGGATTTGACACAAATCAGGTATTTGTAACTTATGAAAATTATACTGGATTTGTAGATACAATAAAAGTTTTAAATGCAAGTTCTAATCTTCGTTATACCTTGGACTCATCAGCTGCTGGAAGATATGAATTGGATAGTATAACTGGTGTATTGACTTTGAAAGAAGAATTAGATTTTGAAACAATGCAAAAGGATTACCTAAAGGTTACAATTACTGATACAGCTAACAAAAAGAAAACTGATATTTTGGCAATAAACATCTTAGATGTAAACGAAAAGCCTGAATTAGATGATGTAACTTTTTATTTACCTGAAAATCTTCCTATTCCATCAATAGTTGGTACATTGAAGGCCACAGATCCTGACCAGAACTCCAGTTTTACACAGAATGAATATGAATTATTGACACCAAGTCAAACTTTCCAGATAGACCCTAAATCTGGCAGAATAACTGCTACTAAGCTATTCAATTACGAAAAAGATGACAGTGTTTATGTTCTAACTGTAAGAGTTTACGATAAAACTGATGTAAATTTGGCGGACACTGCTAAAGTTACAATTAAAATTTTAAATGTGAACGAAAGTCCTTCATTTGGAAAAGATGATACCACATTCGTAATTAAGGAAAATACACCAGCTGGTTTTATTGGTAATGTCACAGCTACTGATGAAGATGGTGACTCATTAACATATAAAATCATTGGAACTGTGCCATTCAAGATAGACACAGCTACAGGTGATATTTCTTCAACTAGACCATTTGATTACGAAAAGGAAAAGAATTTTACTTTCAAAGTTGAAGTAACTGATGTTAAAGGAAATACTGACACAATAACTGTAAAGGTCATTATAGACAATGTAAATGAACCTGTTTATGTAAGGGACACAACATTCACCATTGATGAAGGAAAGGTCGGCGAATTGGGTAAAGTAACAGGAGTAGATGAAGATGGAGACTCTATTAAATATTCTATCTCTAATACTGATAATTATAGTATCAGTTCTACTGGCACAATTACCTTGGTAAATCCATTTGATTATGAACAAAAGAAATCTGATACTTTGACTGTTTATGTAACAGATGGTGAATTTACTGATTCTGCCAAAGTTGTTGTAAAAATCAATAATGTAAATGAAAACCCAGTATTACAGCAAAACGATAGTTTGAAAGTTCCTGAAAATTGTAAGAATTGTATTGTTGGAATTATTACTGCAACAGACCCAGATGGTGATACAATTACTTACACTGTAAAGGAACCAGGATTTACTATTGATAGTGCTGGTGTTTTGAAATTGACAGACCCACTTGATTATGAAACTACAAAAGAAGTTCCTATCACAATAATTGCTAAGGACCCAAATGGTGGTTCTGATACAATGACTTATGTTGTAAAGGTTACTGATATTAATGAACCTGTACATACAAATGACACTACTTGTGCTGTAAAGGAAAATTATACCGGAAATGTATGTAAGATTACTGGTACAGATGAAGATAAAACACCTGTTAAATATATCGTAACAGATACAACAAATTATTCTATTGACTCCACAGGACAGCTATCTATTAAAAATCCTATTGACTATGAAAAGAAAACTAAGGATACTGTAAAGGTAATTGTTACTGATGGTGAATATTCTGACACAGCTACAGTAATTATTCGTGTTCTTGATGAAGATGAAATTCCACAGATAAAAACTTGGGATAATGAAAAGCCAAAGGATACTGTAAAAACAAATGACCCAGACCATAAATTTGACTGGGAACTTTGTGAAGGTACTAAGTGTACAAGAGGTGAAGAATTTCCGAATATCAGAAAAGATACTACAATAAAGGTCTGTAATGCTAAAAAGACAAAATGTGACTCAATAGTTGTTTTGTATAATGATAAACCACCTGTTGTTATCTTGACAAATACAAAGAGTACTGATGCTTTGATTGACTATATCACAATTGAAGAACAAGCTGACGATAAAATTTATGTCAATAAGAAGGACAATGAATTAACCGTTACTGTTCGTGATACTGTCAAGAAGACTGAAAAGAGATTTAACATAGAAGTTAAATTGGATACTTTACCAACAAAGGATATTAAAATCAAAGAATATAATTATTTGATTGATGAAAGTTTAGCTCAATATACCACTATTGGTGATGGGTTGATAGAAGTTAAAGAAACAATTAACGATAATGGTACTGTAATTACATTAACCAAGATTGTAGATAAAAACGGTGACCCTGTAGATACAACACAAACTGTTTCTTATACAAAGAAGGTTAATGGTAAAGATGTAATTGTTTCATATAAGACAGATAATTTGACTGGTCAAAAGATTGGTGATTACGAAGTATCTTATATGATTGATAGCTGCACCAAGGTAACATACACAGTTGACGATAAAAAGAAGATTGTGAAGAACAAAGAAGGAAATATTGCTTACACAATTACTTATGAATACACAGATGACTTTGGTAACAAAGCTAGTTCAAAAGTAGAAATTGTGTTTGATGATATTCCACCAAAGGTTGAAATCCTTAATCCTAATGGAAGTCAGACTTTCCATACAAATGCTATTACTGTTAAATGGACTGTGAATGGTGAAGTACAGGATACATTGACTTTACAGCGTCTTGAACAAGGTGTTAACTGGGTTATAAGACGATATGTAGATAAAGCAGGTAATGTCAGTGCTGATACTGTTATGGTTTTAATGAAAGAAGCCAAGGCTATTGCTATTGAACTCGTAAATCCGGTCACAAAGGTAAATCAAGACAAGGTAGATTCGTTCTATTCTGAAAATAAGAAATTTGATAAACAGTATACAATTTCTATTTTGAAGGGTGACGAAAAGCCTGACCCAGTCGGTGTTGGATTGAAAGTTGATATTGCTTTACCTTCTGTATCACCAACAGGTGGTTTGGCTACCTTAGATGATATTGTGAAGAATGGAATGATACCAGTAGATGATAAAGGAAACATTGTAGGAGCGTCCACTCGTGGTGTTCCTGTAGATGAATATGTGGAACAACATTGTACGGAAGACTTCCGCAGAGAATACAAGAAAAATGGCATTAAGCTACCATTATATGATGTTACATATTATCTACATTTATGGGTTTACACAAACAATGCTAACTATGTAAATGACTTCAACATAGAATACAAGCTAAACGATGAAGACGAGGTCTCTTCGGCAGGAACGGTTACTATGGTGATTGACTACATAGCTGACAGAGATGGTAATGTAAACGCCAAGAATGGTCACGCTTTGGGTACTGGTGCCTATATCACGAAATTGTTTAGTAAGTCCGTTGCTAAACATCGCTGTGATTATAAGAACCAAGTCAAGGGTGATAAAACTATAAAGAAAGATGAAGATATGACTACATTCGGTTATAAGCGTCCTGTTAAATAAGTTCTGTTAAAAACAAAAAGTGAAGCCCGAGATAAAATTCTCGGGCTTTTTCTATATTGTATGATGTAAATAGAAATGAATGGACAACTAAAATTTCATTTAAGTTTACGAACAACAAAAAAAGTGAAGGAAAAAATATAAGTAATATTTTATTTCTATATTTTATTTTGTTGATAAATGATACAACATAAGTTAAACATTAACAAGGAGTAATAAATTATGTTGAAGAATACATACGTACTAAATCCAAATGACCGTTCTACCACCTATCGTGTAACAAGTGACACAAAACAGTCACGCGGTCGCCGTCAAATTCAGTCCACCGAAGCTAAAAAGCTTCACAAGAATGTTCAGGTTGCTGAATCTAGTCTTGTAAAACTTTCTGATTGGGAAGCTCAGATCACTCTTAGTGCTGAACAGATTCTTCGCAATAAGAAGGCAATGACTGATGAACAGAAGGTAATTGTCGCTGTTGCACGTTCAATTAAGGAGTTCTACCTTTAATATGAATACAACTACTTGGCGTATTACAAAGTATAAGTGTGATGAAACAGGTAAGCCTTATGGTACTCCAATTCAGTCTTTGTGTTATACACAAGAATTGATGGAGTCCTATAAGAATCCTAAGTTCGTTATACAAATTGAAGAAGAAGTAAGCACAAATAATTGGAAAGTAATTTGGAGTGCTGAAAGAGGTTAATAAATGAGAGCAACAGGAAGTAAAGTTTTCGTTGAACAAGAAGAATACAAGTCTGACAGTGGTATTATAACCACATTGGCAAAGCAGGGTCTCGCCGTATTCAGAGTTGTTGCTGTTGGTCCTGGTGATTGGAATGTCTTCACCGGTGAACTAAAGCCAATGTCTGTAAAGGTTGGTGACCGTGTTGTAGCTGATGCTTCAGTAGCACCAGAGATTTGTATTACCAAAGGTCTTAAGAAACTTAAGTATCGTGTTATCGGCGAAAACGATATACAAATGATACTTGATGAAGACGAGGATGTTAGGTAATGCAATTACTTGATGATAAAATGCTATTGAAAAGTTTAATGGGTTATACCGCTGGTGGACTCATTATTCCTGGTATGGTTCAGATAGCTTATTCAATGTTTGAAGTAGTGGACCTTGGAAAAGGACACTATGACAGACGCGTTGGAAAAGTTATGCCACTTCCTTATGGTTTAAAAGTTGGTGACCGAGTACTCGTTAATGTTGGTGTGTGTAAGCCACTTTATATTAATGGCGAAAAGTACTATACTTGCCCAAATGCTGAAGAAGCTATTTTGATACTTGACGAAGACGAAACAATATAATTTTGGAGAAGTATAAATGAGTAATAAGAAAATAATTGGTATAACAATTGGTTCTGTTGTTCTTTATACTTTCTTTTTATTTTGTATTGGATTGTTTGGAACAGCCCTTCAGAACTATGCCATAACTGGAGGTTTTTATGCCTTGAAGTATGGTTCAGTTCTTTTGGGCTTCTTTATTACTGGCTATATGCCTTATCGCATAAACAAAGCTATGATAAAGAGAAAAGAGCTTAAGTACCAATTAGAATCTGAAAGAAAGATACAAGCTGCTGCACAAGCAGAAAAAGAAAAACAAGAGAAAATTCTTGAACAGATGTATATTAAAAATGAGGACGCAATATAATGGCACAAACTCTTGAAGAAGAAGTTAATGTTCCGAAACATTATCGCACTCACGAAAGTGGAATTGAAGCTATTGAAATTACAAGATATTTGCTTGGTGACCTTTCAAATGCTTGGAAATACGCTATGCGTTATGAAGACAAGAATACACCAAAAAAGGATATTAAGAAACTTTGTTGGTATTTGAAAGATTTTAAGGAACATTTCATTGATTTTAATAATGAATGTACAGCAAATGTTGAAGTTCCTTTATCTGTTCGTGACAAAATGATAAAGGTTATAGATACAGAGCCTGTTATTGTAATTCGTTCTGCTTTTGAACAGATTTATACTATCGTTGTGGCTGGTGGACTTTTATTTCCTAAAGCTTATGACAAGGTAATATCTGATTTGGAAGCATACGCTGACACACTAAATTAACACTTTTTATTGACAAATAGCAAAAACATTGTTATATTGTAAATAAAATTTTACACATTAAAAATCGCTTTGCGAAGGAAATAATTAAATATGGATAAACTAACTATTACTTCTACAAAAATTCTTCCTATTGACAACGGTATTGGTGGTTGTGTTGCTATTGCACAGTTGACCTTTAATGACGCTTTCAAATTGACAGGTATTAAGCTTGTTGAAAAGAATGGAAAGAGAAATGTAGTGTACCCAAGAAATATGAGTAACAAGCAAAAGAAATCATACTTCTTCCCAGTTAATAAGGAAACAGCCGCTTATATTAGCGAAAGTTTGTGGGCAGATTACGATTCCGGTGTAACTGAAAAGTAAGGAATAGAATGAAGAAGAGAAAGCTTTTGAAAACACCTAATGCTCAACTTCTTCCTTCTAAAAAGAAGGAGATGCTAAAGATAATGAATGACCCAAATAAATTAAAAGAGGTCATGAATTTTATCCAAGCATCTTCTAATTTATTTGAAAAATCTAAAACTGTTAAGGCAACTACTATTTTGGATTGGGTAGAAAGATGTATTTTAATTTTACCCGACGATTTAGAAAACCGAGACAGTTTTATTCAAGCATTTAGAAACTTTACAGATACATATGGAGAAACTAAAGATGCCATTACAAATGAACGAAAAGATAGTGACAACTAATGAACTTGTTAGAACAGTAATTTGTTCTGTACTAGAAGACTTGGAAAATAACTTTGATAGTTATGCTGCATTATACACTAAAGATTTTGAAGAATACACTCCAGACGAGAAGGAAAAAATAGAACAGTGGAAATGTAAGATTTTCAACAAATTAAATCGTGTTCTGAAGAAACAGGGGCTTAAGGATAATGATTAAATTTGAAATTGGTAAATCATACAAAGACACACTCCGGTTTAGAATATACACTACTTAGTATTGACGAAAACTCCGTTGGTTCATTTCAATTCCGTAATGTTGTTCGTAAATTCAGAATCGTTAAGTATGCTCGGTGTTGAAGCTGCCGTAACTATGGATGGTGTGAAGTTTTTGAGCGGTAAAAAAGAATCTTATTATGACGAAGAAATAGACGGAATTAAAGGTGAAAAAGAAGTTTATTTCAACAGCAATGGAGTATCATATGTCAATTTGTTTAAAAGACACAAAGAAGAAAAAGAAAACAGAAAATCCTAAACCAAAGCGTCCTACAAAGCCTGTGAAAGTAATTAAGGAACCAGACACAAAGGCCGATGTGGTTAAGAAAAATCAGGAACTTTCTAATGAACAGATGGAAGCTCTTCAAGATGGTCCTGGTTCAGCACAAGCCCAACTTAATCCAATGATTATCCCAGATTTCTTTAACAACATTCGTAATAACTACTATGTTGCTAATAAGATAATTTGGCTCTGTGGATTTATTGAATGGCCTGTAATTACTGAAGTAATGCGTAGATTGAATTTCTATGATGATGGAACAAAGGAACCAATTACTTTGTATCTAGCTTCTCCAGGTGGTGAATGTGATGCTGGCTGGGCATTGATTGACTTAATGAATGAAATTAAGAAGCACGGAACTCCAATTCGCACAATTTGTGCTGGTTCTTGTTCCTCAATGGCTGCAGTAATCCTTGCCGCAGGTTCCATTGGTGAAAGATATGCTTTCCCATCCTCTAGAATTATGATTCATCAAGCCGGTGTTGAATTGACCGG